ATAGTATTATGATTTCTGGTTTTATAATCCACATACTCACCATTTACACTGTCTTGATTAAAAGGAATATATAGGGTAAATCCTTTGTGTCCATCCCACAATGTAACATCATCTGTAACAGTAAATACGCCCTCTTTTGAAATTAAATGTTCAGGATCTTCCCATGTAATGCTTACATCTGCTATTGTTTCCCCGACCATTCGATCAGCGGTTCCTACTCTTCCTTTTATATATGGTGTTAATAATTCACGCATTACTCGATTAAATATATATCCTTTATCTTCTTTCTTATAAAGGGTAGCGGCTTCATCAAATAATTTATCTCCATACCACCAGTAAGTTAAGGCTAAATCATATGCTTGATCATAAGGAAGCTCCATTTCCTCAATTAAAAATGCTGCACCATCCCATCTATCAAAATTACCATACATACCACCCACACCAAATTTCTTATTTAATGTTTTTAACATTCTTTTTTCTTGGGGGGTAAACTCAGTGGTTAAATCTATTAATTGTGCTTCTAATATTACATCTTTTTTCTTGATTCGCATATATGGGCTAATTTAATAATAAATATCTTATAAAACAAAAAAAGGGATAGAAATAAATCCACCCCTTTTTAAAGTTACTTATAATCTAACTAAGACTATCTCAACTCATTGATATTAAATGTAACAACACCATCAACAGTCAACGCTCCATAAAAACGGTTATTAACCATTTTCTTAGCGTATCTTGTCATTATCCCCTTCGTTGGTGCGAAGTTGAATGGGTTTTGTAACGTTGGAGTCAATTGTAATGGTACGTAAGGTGCATAAATGTACCCAGTATCCAATAACGATTTTCCTTTATGTCCAACAATTATTGAGTTAGCTGGTGCGTAAGGATCACGATACACAGTGTAACGTCCTCCTAATGAACCTACTTTCTCAATACCCATGTTGTATTGATCTTGCTCTGGAGCCGCATTTGATACGTGGAAGTATTCTAAGTCATCAAAAATAGCTGATACCTCAGAAGATACTACTACGAAGTTAGCACCACCCCTTAGAGTTGATTTATGAATTTGAGCTGATAACTGATTAATTTTAGTAATCAACGTTTGATTCCACTCTTTTTGAGTGTAAGCGTTGAAACCACCACTAGCAGTTCGTTTCCATCCATTATAATCCCATCGCAATTGCCAAGCCGCACCAGTTCTCAAATCTCTAAGGATTTCCCTATCGATTTCAGCCGCTACTTGCTCAGAAAGTAAAGCTGTCAATTCAGCTTCAGCATCAATGTTATGGAATGCACTAACGTCTTGCGCTAGTTCAGGAGACCAAGTTGCTCTCAATTTCCTTTCGGTAACTGCAACAACAACTTCATCAAGTTCGAAAGAAACTTCTCCCATTTCAGTAGCAAACTCAAGTGTTGCATATTGCATCCAAGAAGGAGCAAATGTAGCACCCGTAACTGAAGTTGCACCACTAGGGCAAGCTCCGATGTAACCATCAAAAGTACCATCGGCACAACTAACACACGCTGGGTGAGTTAGATCCACTTCAACTAATAGACAACCATCAGGAGTACAGATATCACCGTAATCAACGATACCTTTTCCGTATTTTTGTGCTACTAAGTTAAATGGTACTGCACCATTAGCCGGAATAATTACGTCGCCATTACAATCAGAAATCGCAGTGGCAGTAGTAATATGTAAAGATGCTAAGAAAGACTCAGTATCCATTTCATTACCATCTGGTCCAGTTAATCTACCAGCATTGTCAGTAGAGAAACCAGTTATACACATTGTAAGGCTTCTTATAGAACCATCAGCAGCTAAAGGTTGATCTGCAAAAGCAGTTTCAACAGTAGCGCCATTAGCACTTAAGATAACTGGATTAGTGCCTGGGTGAGCTACAATTGTAGCTAATCCTTTAGAAGCATCAAACAATCCATCATTATAGAAAATATCATAAAGATTCTTTTCTTGAAAAACAGAAAGGCTAGTGCCCCCACAACCACTCACTATACATTCTTGAAGCTGCATTGCAGGTCCATTTAAAGGTGGATGGTTTCTTCCAGTTGTTTTTGGTACAAAGTAGAACAGTTTACCAATTGGCATGTTCATGGCTTGTACCGAAACAATGTCGTTAGCCAAAAGTTTGGAGAATACTCTCCTTACTATTGGGAATACAACTGTTTCGAATGAACCTGATGACCCTGCGCCAGTAGATTCATTTAAAAGAGCGGATGCTTGGTTTTCATATAACTGAGCAATATTCTCTTTTACGTGGCCTTTCAATCCTTCCAAGAATCCTAAAGAATCCCATTTCGAAATTGTTTTGCCACGGATTTGTTTTAGGTGTTCAAGTCCGATATTTCCGACTTCACCTGAATTTAACAAATGTCCCATTTTATTATTATTTATTATTATTGTTATTTACGATATCCTTCTCATTAAATCTTTAATCGCCATAATTTGAGGATCAACATATGCTGTAGATTCATTCAAATCCGATGCGGAAGACTTAACTGTCCTGTTTACTTTATTCTCAATAGATTCTGTAATAGGAGATTTACCTTCCAATTCTTCCTTAATAGATTTATAAATACTTTTAGATTCTTTAACGCCTTCGGCACCATCAAATCTTTTTAAAATACTCATTTTCTCTTTTTTAGTGGTAGAATGTTCAGTAAATAATCTATTTACATATGCTAAATTAGTATTGAATAAAGCAACTTCGTTAAGTTTATCTTTGAATACCTTAAGAGCCCCTTTGTATTCTTCATTTTTACTTTTGAGTTCTTTGTATTCTTTCATTATTTTGGAATCGTTTACTTTTCTTACATTACGAGCTCCTTTCCGTTTATTAGAAATTGGTTTTCGTGATCTGCGAGATTCACTATATCTACCCCCGTAAGGGTTAGCTTGATTAGATCCTACTTTCGCACCACTTTTTCGTTGATAGCCATCTTCCTGATGTCTTTGGATTAAGTCCTCATCGAGTTCATAATCTTTATAGTGACCGCCTTTTCCATATTTGCCGCCACCGACATCGCCAGATCTTGTTTTAACCCCACCAACACTGGTTCGTTTGTACTCATCTTCATTTGATCCCCAATCGTCATCTTCTTCTAAGGAGATACCACGATCTTCAATATCGCGTTTACCCCGTTTTCCGTAAGAATCTTCTCGACGATCTCGAAATGATTGTCGGTAATCCCTTTCAGGTCCTCTTCTCATTCCTAAAGATTCATCTTCTTCGTCGTCATACCCTTGATGTTCATCAAGTTCGATTTCATAAACAAGATCTTCGTCCTCGTCAACATGACTGCCGCATCCTTCACATAAACCATCTTCATCCAATTGTTCAGATTCTTTAATGTAATACTCTGCGCCCGTTTCATTATCTGTCAAGTAAATTCCATCTCCATCTTTAACAACTTCGACTTCATCTTCATCGCTCATTGCTTTGAAGACTGTAAGTACTTCTTCATCAGAAGATGCAGTCAAATCTAGTTCTCCCTCACCACCTAAGTCAATAGGTAATTCAGAAATATCTAGTTCAATTTCACCTTCTTCAGCACCTATATCGTCTGCGTCAAGATCAAGATCTAATTCCGATTCTTCTTCATCAGCTTCTATATCGTCAATATCTATGTCGATATCTTCCGCTTCTTCAGAATCATCTCCAGCTAGAACTACTAAATCTTCGTCGTCCTCGATTTCTTGTTCAGTAACTGGTCCTTCATTTTCTTCATCGGATCCTTCATCATCTACATCTCCCGCTTTTAGAGATGTTTCAACAATGGTTTCAATTTCTTGCTTCATATGATTGGCAAGCATTTCTTTTGTATTGGCTTTTAAGGCATCCTCTAAGGTCTTTGCTTCTAACAAAGCCTCTTCGATGATTGATTTTCTTTTTGTAGCCATCGTAAATTAAAATTTTATATTTTTTATTATTATATTACCCGTTAAAATATTAATGCATAATATTCTATTGGGTTTTTTTATAAATATATAGAAAATAATAAAAGTGTGAGTTTTAGAGTATTTTAATCACATAAAAAATTATCTAAAGAGTCAATTAAGATATGTGAGTCTTTTTTAGCTTTGGATTCTGCCATTTGTTGATCCGGCGTTGGTGCTTCAGAATATATCCAAGAACCCGGAGTTGATGGTGAAGTAACCACATCCCAACATATAAGTTCGAAGTCATCTTGTACTATATTTTTACCATGTTCTTTTTCTAATGAACCAACTCCACGCGACGATACCCCAATTTTTAATCCTTTTCTTAAATAATTGGCGACTCTATCCCCTTCACATGAAATAATTCCTTGAGTAACAAATCCGGGCGACATAATAATCTCCAATTTACCCATCAAAACATTACCTTCCCACCACAGCTCTACCACATTATGAGAAATTCTACTAATAGCGACGATAGAAGATTCCGGATGGTCAGCTTCACCCATGGCCCTTTTTTCTTGTATTAATTTTAAATAATTTTCGGCTTCTCTTTTTAATATATTTTCAGGATAAACTCTGTCATTTTTATTTTCTACCCCATATTTTTGTAAAACAGCATACACTATCAATGGTTCTTCTACGACAGAACCTCCTTGAGTTAACTTATTAATTTCATTTATAAAATGATTATTTTGTTTAGGTGAGATATATCCAGCGTCATATTCTATTAAGATGCCTTTTTTATTTAATTCATTTCCTTTTAATACTTCTATCATAATGATATACTTTAATTATAAATATATCTATGTAGTAAAAAACATTAATTTTTAGTTTTATAAAAAGTGAAATAATTTTGTTTATCTAGACAATCAATAATTACATTTCGAGCAATCGAAGTTGCATAATTTATAATTTTTGGTTTATTAACAGAAATATTATTTTTTTGATACAGCGTAATTTCACAAGACATGAAACTTCTTTTTTGAATGCTAATACCTGAAGACCTCATATCCAAATCCACAATATATTTATTTTGATGAAAGTCTTCAGAATTTAAATTGGAATTTATGTTGTGTTTTATTTGTTTTCTTAATTTATTAATTACCCCATCATAATTTATACTATCATCTTCATTATTTAATTTCCCCCATGCAGAAAGATTAATATATATACTTTTAGTATTTTTATTATCTACAGTCCCTATTTTAATTTTATAATTTGAATTTATATCTAATGTAATTTCTTTTCCTCGTTTCATTCATAATACTTTAACTTTTATGTTATGTGTTTTATGAAAATATAATAATAAAAACTAGGTTTGTCAATGAGCATAAAAAAACCCGCTCCTAGAGCGGGTTTTTTATTATTTGTTATTGTCTAACTATTTTTTGTCTATTAGTTTAACTAGTACAATAACTGCTAATAACCCAACGAAACCTGAGTTTCCTAAAGTTTCGATTAGGGCAGTAACATTACCTACTACATCCATTCCAAATACTGCTCCACCGAAGAGTACTTGTACTAAGATGCCTAGAGCTAAGAATGTAAATAATAATTCTGTTACTCCAGAGAAAAAACTTTTAATTGTTCCAAAAATTTTGTCCATAATTAAAATTTTTAATTTTTGTTATTGATTAAAATACTAGGTTCAACTGAACACTTAGTCCCAAATCTCTACCATCGTTCAAAATGTCCGATAGTGTTAATATAGGTTCTACTTGTACATAGTCACCCCAGCCAAAGGTTTTGCCTAAACCTATGTCTATGGTTTCTGAACCAGTACCGTAACCAGCGAATGCGAAATTGTTATTCTTAACGTAATAACGAGCTCCAATACTAACATCCTCAAAATTTGCAACTCCTAATGTAAAACCCACATTATCATAAAAATAATGAGTAACACTTGGAGATGAAATACCGATTACTGCTTCTGTTGCCGATATGTTAAGCGCGCTTATCTGAGTTGTTCCCTTTTCTTGTTGGGAAAAACCAAACATTGCGCATGACAATATTGCAAACATTAACATTAATTTTTTCATAATCATGTTTTTATTAATTGTTATTCTTCAGCGGCCACTGATTTTTTAAGTTCATAGACTTTATCTATGTTCTTAACGTATTCACCTGGATCATAAGACATTCTTAATATCTTATCTTTTACTTTAAGCATTTTGTCTTTCAAATCCAGATCAATTTCTTCATTTAATCTATTATCGATTAAATCTATACATTCTGTTTTAAGAGTATTGTAAACCTCTTTTTTATCTTTATCTGTTCCATTTAGAACAGCCTTAATTATTTTTTTCTCTTCTTCATCACTATCCTTATATCTAAGATTAAATCTATTAACTGCCATTTTAGTTAATACACTAGGTGGTAAATCTACTTTTTCATATTCACTTTCTTCTTTTATTTCTTCTTCTTTTAATATATTATCTTTTATAAAATTAATAGATTTTTGTAATGACCCTAATGAAGAAGGTGTTTTTTCGGTACTAACGAGAATGTTTATATGATCATATAATTCTGCATTCTCTTTAACTATATCTTGATTTTTTAATAAGGATAATAATTTTTTATTACCTATTCTGATTTTTTCTTGATTTAATTCTTTTAATAAATTTATATTTTCTTTAATAAAAAATTTAGCATCCACACTATTATTAAATTTTGGAGTTTGTAAATTCTTATAAATATAATATTGAGTTTTTAATATTTTATTTTCTTTTAATAATTTTAAAAATGAACCAAATAATTTCTGACCCTTTTTATTTTTTTTAATTATAGATTCTGCCAATATATTATTAAATGTATCTTTTATCGTCCCGAAATTTTCCATGTTTTTTTATTTATAAATATTATGATTTTAATAAAAAGGCTATTTTAGCATATCATCGATCTCTCCAGTCATTTGATTTATTTTGGAATTTGCCATATCGGTATCTTTATCTACTTCATCTAAATTGTAGACATTTTCATCATTATGGATACTTTCTAATAATTTTTTTAAGTAAATATTTTGATATTTTATAGTCTTATTTTTTAATGAATTTTTTTTATTTTCTAGTAGTAAATTTTCTTTATTTTTAGTAGATTCTACTGGAGCTTCAGCCGCACCAATCTCTCCTGCTACTTCAGCACCAGCCTCAGTAGCTGCCGCACTTTCCATTCCGCCCGCAATCTCAGCGCCAAAATCTTCACCACCACCGAAAGTAGCACCTCCCCCACCAAACTCTTCACCCCCTATTTCATCTCCACCTTCTTCGGTAGCACCAGCAGCTACTTCAGCAGGAGTTCCAGGAAATTCAGCATATAATGTATCTATCCGATCAAATAATCCAGTTTTCTTGATAATAGTTGATGTCTGTTCCATTTCTGCAGCTGCCGCCTTTTCTAATCGTTGTTGCTCCAAATCATTTATAATTTCTTCTTCACTCATTCCTAATATATCTCTTTTAGCACGAGTCATCGAATATGGGGCAAATCCATTTCCTCCATCTGATACAGCTTCTTTATATAATGTCATTTTTAATTGTAATTGCTCAGTAAGTAACATATCTGCTTGGGTAGATGGATTATTAAGTGAAAGGGTAAAATTTTCTAATTCATCCTCTAACCCTAATACATATAAATGAATAATAGCAATTTTATTTAATTCTTGTATCATTGCTTGTTGTATTCTATTAATGGTTCTAGAAAATCTAATATCTTGAAGGGCTAAATTTTTACCTTCTCCTGTCACCTCCTCAAATCCTAAAAATGGTTTTGGTATTCTAAGGGCGGTAAATAATTTTTTTTGTAAATATTGTATATCGGCAATTTCTGATAAATTGGTTGCTCCAGGTAAAGTATCTATTGGGCTAGTGGCAGCAGTATCTCTAACTGGTACAAAATAATCTTGATCTTGTGCCATTTGATTATAACGAGTATCTACTTGTCCTGTTTTTTGATCAATAACAGGACTCCTTTTAAAATTATTAGCTATTTTTTGTACATAAGCTGGAACATCCTTCTCATCAATATTACCAACAAATATTTTAAATATTCTTCTTTCAGGTGCACGAGTAACCCTATAAATTAGCATTGCATCCTCTGAAAGTAATAATTGCTTCCAAATTCTTCTTGCTTTTTCTAAGACGGAAGTACCATAAGGTAAACGTCTATCATCACCCAATAATCTAAAATGGGCTACTTGCCAGGCATTAAATTCCATGTCTCTATTTGCCCATACAAATTTAACTGGATTAAATTTATCTTCGGTTTCTAAATTAGAATTCTCCCCAAATCCATCATTTTCCTTTCTACTAATTTCGATATTTGGTAATTGTTTAACACCAGTTATTCCTTCTTCACTACTTATATCAAGAAATAAGAAATCATCTCCATATTTACATGTATTACGCGTCCACATAGGTAAAGTAGTGTGAATATCCAACCTATTAAAAAAAAGATCTTGTAATATTCTTCTCACTCTCTTACTTTCCGAAAATATATTTAATATTCTACCTTCTCCATTTTGGGTGGTAGATTCTTCCATCATTATATCTAATGCGGCTGCAATTTCAGGAAAAAATTCCATACCTTCAAAATCCGCGTAAGATGCTAGCCGAGTAGTTTCATAATATATAGAGTGTTGATAAATTTCATTATCAACTTTTTTCCACATATTAGAAAGATATTTGTCTTGTTGCCTTTCTAATCGTTCAAACTCATATTCTTCTTTCGATTTTGTTTTTAATAATTCCTTATCATTTAAAGAATATCTAGACTTATTTTCTCTCTCGGCTCGAGCCGGTCCAAATAAATCACTTAATTGTTGAAATACGGTTTTTTTTGCCATTTTGTTTTCTCTTATTTTATACTATTATAATAAATATCCATTAAAAACTAAATATTACTTGATACCAAATAGCCAATTATATTCTCCATCATCATTTGGGCCCTGATCGGGATGCCGAGGATTATATGTGGGGGTATTACTATAAAATGGGCTGATATATGTTTTTTTAACTTTAGTTTTATCTATTGATTGGTTGGAAACGCTTGCCCAGGTATCTAACATTGCTTTTGTTTGTTTATTTAATCGTTCTAATCTTTTAAAGGATGTTTGCACTACAAATATACACATCGCTAGGGACATAATTAAATCATCGTGATACCCTTCCATATGATCAGGTCTACCGTTTTTATAAACAAATGTTTTTAATTCAGATGTTAATCTTATGGATCGTAAGATAGTTTTATTTTCTCTTATATGTTCTTCTAATTCACTTACCATTTGTAAACGAGTATTACCTACATTAAATCCTGGAACTTTATCTCCTTGTTTATAAACTGTTTTTGCGTATTTTTCACTTAATTTTCTACTTTTAGGGTCATCATAATGAAGATATTTATATTCCATTTCTAATAATTTCATTACTGTCGCAACTCCCATTCCTCCAGTAATATCTACTATAGTGTAAGCTTGATATAGATTACCATACTTATAAACTATTTCAGCTAAATAATCTGGTGGTAATTTATATTGGAATTCTGCTACCTGTTCTAACCCCTCAAAATCTAATATAACAATAGTAGAGCTATCTGCTCCATCTCCTCGGGAAACATCTACCCCCATTATGTATTTATGTCCTTCTTCAGGTTCTTTCCATATCCACATACATTGTTCCATCTCTGCCCCATAAGTTGGATCCATAACATTATTTTTTTCATGATATTCAATATATTCTTCGTCAACAACATTACCACCAGAACTAATAAACGAAACATCTAATTCTTGAGCTATTTGTTTTTTATCTCCATTCATATCATTGCACATATCTTCATACCAGGGGGAAGTAGCTACCCACTTATCCTCTATCATTATATCATATGCATCTATCTCTAATGTAGAAGTTTCATAGGTTACTCCACTATATTCCCATCTTAATTTCTCTCTACCAATACTTTCACATTTAATTTCTTCTTCTTCCCGCTTCCAACTTAAATGTCTATTATAACGCACATCTTCATACCATCTCATTTCTACAATTTTAAAATTATTTTTCCCCGTTCGTGCACCATCATAAGTTTTATAATAAAGAGGGTCCATTCCATTAGGGGTAGAAATTAATGTTACTTTACCACCAGTACCTAAAGATGTTAATGCGGCACCAAAAACTTCAGCCCCATTATCAATAAATGCTGCCTCATCCATAATTAAAAATGTAGGTGTATATCCACGTAAAGCATCTTTTGATGTAGCTAGCGCTTTAACTTCACATTTACTACCTTTTGTTTTTATATGACCTTTCGCTTCTATATCTAAATATGAATCTCCTTCATTAATACCCCATAGCCAAGGAGGTATTTGATCGGTAAAATCTTTAATTTTTTTAAGGAATTCTTGTGCTAATGTTTGTTTATTAGCTAATACTAATACTTTCCATGGATTATTAGGATCGCCGAATGCAATCTTAATAGCAACATATGCGGCCGTGGTAGTGGATACCCCAGCTTGTCGTGGTTTAGTTACAATATTACGATCATACTTTTCATATGATTTAATTATTTCCTTCTGTTTATGAAATAATTTAAATGGGACAAATCCCTTTTGTGTTAAATCATAGGTTTTTAAAAACGTTTCAATTGCGTATATGGGATCCTCTAAACTACGAGCATATATTTTTAATTTTTCGTTTCTGTCCATGTAATCAGTTTACTAATAAATATAAAAATGTGAATAAAACTATTAAAAGGCAACCAATTTGTCATTTTCCCAAGCTTCATAATTGGGACCTAATTGGTAGGTAATTTGTCTCCCATTTCTAACTGGAACTATAAGTCCCGCACTCTTAGCAGCACTAAAAAAAGTTGTATGTTGGCCCGGTCCTCTACCTACTGAATCAATATAGTCCAAAAACCCCTCCTTAGTTTTGGGTTCAACATCCTTTAGATAATCAACCAATGATCTCATCATACCATCTTTCTTTGCAAACGTTATACCTTTATATTTATGAAATAAGATTATTCCATGTTTCTGTGCAAATTCTTTAACATAGGGATATATTTCGTCATATTTACGGGATCTATCCGCCATAATGGATGCTCTTTTAAGT